GCCACAATGTTGAACCCTGCATTCCCGTAGGCATCGGGCATCACGACTACTGTCAGGCGGATACGCACACCGTTGTCTATAGGTACGTCCTGCGTCGAGCTCTCCTGCATGGACTGGGAGAAGAAGGATACGTTCTCGCCCGACACGCGCAGGCCTACGTTGTTCTCCGCAATGGTGATGATGTCCTTGCTGGCATCCGAGGGATTCTCCACCTTGAAGTCGATTTCGATGGTCTTGCCCCGGCGGGCGGCTTCCGTGGCGAAGGGGCGGTAGTCTATCACGGCCCTGCTGCGGGCGAATATCTTCAGTGCCTTCACTCCGTCGGCGTCAGCCGCCCATCCGTCGTTGCTCCAGTTCAGGTTGCTCCACTCTACCGGTACGGCCGTCTTGTCCACCTCGTTGATGACGCTCCTGTAATTCGTCTGCGAGTTGGCACGGGTCCGAGGATTGATATAGAGTGCGGCGCCTGCCGTAGCCGAATAGCCCAGCGAGTTGTTCACCGGCAGGGCAATGGGTTCCGTCAAGGCATCCGCACCGTCCGTCACGCCGACTGTGACGCCGAAGTCGGCATCGTCATCCGTCTCCACCTCCATCGGGTAGGTGAAGGTGTTCCTTGCGTTCGCCACGATGGCGTCATTCTCGGAACTGTACACCTCCATGCCGCCTCTGGTGATGGAGAACCTTGCCTCGGTCAGTGCGGACGGACCGTCGTAGATGGCGTAGTCGAACACCGTGTTGTCCTGCCAGTTGGTGAGCTGTTCCGCCACGTTGTTCACGCACATAAGCTTCACGGCTTCGCTGGCCGTACGGATGCACATGATGTTGACCGATACGGATTTTGTCTGGATGGTATTGTCGGAGTTGGAAAGATAGAAACTCACGTTGTATACGCCCGTCGCTCCCGGATGCTCCAGCAAGTAGATATACGGAGTATCCAGATACACGGCTGTGCCTATCGCCTTGTCGTAGCTCTGGCTGTAGCCGTCGCCGGTGACGGTCAAGTGCAGCGTCTTGTTGATGTTGCCGTTGATTATCATCGGGATGTTGATGTCTCCGGAGAACGCCGTCCACCAGGCGAAGTTCGGGGCGCTGATGCCCAATGACGTGAGTTGCACGTTGTACGTCACCGGTGCGGTGGTCTTGTCGGTATTCTCCCCCTTGATGGAAATCTTCACGCTGTTGCTGCCTGATGACAGCCATTCGGCTATGTCCTGCCTGATGGATACGCCCGAAGAGACTTCCATCTGTTTCACCACGGTGAAGTCGGCATACTTGGCGTTCTTCATCATGATGGTGCACAGGCCGAGTTCTCCGGTAGACTTGTAGGGTTCGTCCAGGCTGTCGCGATACTGCGAGATGAAGGAGAAGTCAAGCACGCACTCCTCGCCGTACTGGGTGGCGAAGCCGAGCGAGGCCATGTTGTTCCGGACATATACGCTGTACATGGTTCCGGCGCCTCCGGCCAGTTCACGCACAATCTGTTCAAGCGTCGCACCGGAAGCGCCGTCGAAGGCTGTGCCTGGGTCGGTACCGATGACAAGCTGCGCATTCCTCACTTCCTGCAGGGCGTTTTTCAAGTTCTGCATCGCCGCCTTGTTCGTCTCGAGGCTGTTGTCGTTCACGCACTTGGCGAACTCGTTGATCTTTCCTACAAGTTCGTTCAGTTCCTCGGCCTTGAGGATGTTGCCGCGAACGAAGTTTCTGTTTAATTTATCCATAACCTATCCTAATATATCGTTGTCATCAAGTCTGCTCGAATCCAGTATGAAGTCTACAATCTCAACAACCTTGCCGCCACGCGCGGCAAGGGCGTGCATTATCAGGTTCGTCTCGAGCATGCCCGTGTCGGCCATGTCACTCTCGATACGGCTGATGACCGCATTCGTGGCACCTCCATCGTCACCGGTCACGCGCTTGCTCAAAACGAACCTGATGTAGCCCATGTCACTTGACGTTCAGTTGGTTGATAATTTCACGCTTCACTGCGGCTATGAGCCGGGAGTTCTTGACTACAAGCTCAAGGGCCTTGCTGTATCGTTCAGGAATCTCCACTGCATCCTTTGAATAGTAGATGCTTTTAGCTAAGTCCTCAAAGCCTATGTCCAGCAGGATACTGCCGTTGTACATCATTTCATTGCCGACGGTTTCCGCGGCGTCGAAGGTCTGTCTGCCGCCCTCGAATGAGGTCTGTGCCTCGATTTTCTTAAAGTTGATTTTCATCTGATTCTTGCTATATTACTTGTTTTTCATATTTCTACCCAAGTACTTCCACCATCAGAAGTCTTGAATACGCCTGAGTTGGATATTTTTAAACCGTGTCTTCCAGCTACGACATTCATTACATCATAAAAACGTCCGCCGGAGGAATCCTCCACGGTGACAAAAAGTCCGTCTGCACCAATATCCACATCGTAAGATGCGAATTGTGGCCCTCCTGCATGATTATACTGAATACCCTTAGAAAAATGCAAGCCGGAATTTGACAGCTTCATTGCCGGAATATCAATCGGATGCCAACCGGAAATATAGGAACCAAGACCTTCGTTGGTTATTTTGATACCCCCGATTGTACCGCTTATGGCTTCAATAGCCCCATTCTCTAATATCTTGAAATAACTGTTTGCCGTAACAATTCCTTCAAGACGTATCTGGTCGGCGCTCACCAGCGCATTGCTCTGGAACCTCCCGTCGGGCAGCTCGGTAACGAAAGCGGCTATATACGATTTCTTTACATAACCATCCGAAGCGGTTTTCTCTGCAAACATCTGCACAAGGTTTGATTCGGTGATGAGCCCCGACTTGTCGATGTTCGTGATATGCCCCGCCGCATCAAAACTCACCTTCTTAGACAGCAGCGAGTTGAAATCAGCCGTCGTCACCAGCCCGGAAGTGTTGATGTTCGTGATGTTTCCGGAGCTGTCGAAGTGGATGCCTTCAACCAGCGCGGCGATGGAGTCCTTTGTCACCTGGATGGCCGCCGTGTTCTCATCAGCCGTATCCTGCGCCCCCCGGGCAAGATAATAAGCGTCCCGGGCATCGCTGATACCCTGGTTGGCAAGCCTCGTAGCCTCGGCAATGCCATTTTCCGAATCCGTCACCGCAACCGTGATGCGGTCCCCCAGGTTCTCGATATAGGCAGTAGTTGCCGTGGAAGAAGGTTTCCAATGGCTGATGCTGAATGCTGCTCCTGCCACCTTCGCAGTCTTGCATACGAGAGCATCATTCTTGTAAATAGTGGTGCCGTCATTGTACGTCGCGTTCACCCACATGTCTCCCACGTCGTAGGCATCTGCCACAGTGGGCTGCGACACGAATACACGCCGCTTGCCGTCGGCCGTATCCTGCGCTTTTTTAGCATCTTCCAGCGCCTTCAGCGTCAGGTGGTCGGTGATTTCTTCCCAGGCACCCGACTCGAACCGGTAGCCCTGCCCGGTAGCGGTGTTGTAGAACAGGTCCTGGTCGTGCATGGCCTTCAGCTCCGCAGTCGTCCATTCCGAAGCGGGAATGTTACTCAATGTAGGCTCATAGTCATAGAACCACATCGTGTACTCCTTGTCCGTCTGCTGCTTGATAATGTCGAGATTTACCTGCATGTCGTCAAGGGTCTTGTCCATGTCCTTACCCGTGGCCTGGTTGATAAACCTGGCGGTAATCTCGCTGAGCACCGTATTGAAGTCAATCAACGGTTCGGGCATCGTGTACGAGTTTATCCCATTGTATATGCGCACATAAGGCCCTCCGGCGGTAACGCTGTCCCATACAATGGCACCCTGTCGGCCCGTGTCCGTCCGGTTGCCGAGCTGCACGATGCTGTCTCCGGCAAGCGGGATGTCGCTGCCCGATGCACAGTCGTCCTTGGAGAGGTCTATGTAGTCGTCTCCCGTACCCGTCACGAGCCGCCAGTAGTAGTGGTTGCCCGATTTCAGGTTGAACGTCTCGCAGATGGCCTGGTCATCCTCCTGGAAGGTGTTGTACACGGTACGCCCCTCCGAATCAGTGGTCTTGAAATAGCAGCGCCAGTATGTGCCCTTGTCCTCCACGCGGTTGCAGATGATGCCGCCGCCGGTATTGTACTGCCTGCCCCCGACATAGGTGGACTGCTGCACCTGGATGTCCTCCACGCTCAGCTTCTTCCGGATGTCCACAAAGTCGATGTCGAGATGGTAGTTGCCGTCCGCGTCCCGGTAGATGCCGAAACCTGAGCCTCCGGCTGAGAAGTTCTCCGACACGAGGTCTTTCAGCAGCATGATTTCGTTCAGCGTTGCCGTGCCCTTCACGTTGATGCCCTCGATGAAGGTCATCAGTTTCTCGATGGTCTCGGCGATGTCCTTGCGCACGTAGCGGTCGTCGTTGTCGTTCTTGCTGCCTATAGGGTCAAGCTTGAAGTGCCTCTTCCCGTCGGTCTCCGGTATGCTGTCGTCCTTCGACAGCTTGTAGACGGCACCCCCGTTCTCAAGGGTCGACACGAGCTGTCCCGCATAGGGGAAATAGGCTTCGGCGTCGGTGTTCCTCGCGTATACGCGTGCGTCCTCTATGGTATCGAATACAGACGAGCTGTCGATAGGCCGGTACGTTGTCCTCTTGTATTGCAGCGCGAAGCTGCTTCCGTTTATCTTTACCATGTCAACTCGTTTTGAATGTGAATGTATCGGCATCGTTCGTGCCGTCGGTCCGTATCACCCACATGCTGTAGCCCTTGGCCGTGCTGCCGTTGGCGCCCTCCACGGAGATGGGGGTGGGGCCGCTGCACACTCCGGCGTCTTCGATGAAGTTGCCGGGATATGCGGTCAGGGTGAGCTCGCTCACGGTTCCCTCAGGTATGCAGATTACGATTGTCTTCCACCGGCCGGCACTGAACTTGTAGCTGCCGGCCCCGGTGTACATCCCGCTGCTGCCGAGCGACCGTACCTGGGCCGATGTGGCAGGCACAGAGTCCACAACCCCGGCAAACCACTTGCGTCGCACGTTCACGCTGATCGTATTGTTCAGTGTTGTTTCCGGTATTGACTTGTCCTCACTTTCCGCATACACAACAGTGGCCTTGTAGGTTTCATTCTGCGTATAGTTACCAGTCAGATTGCGTACAGCTGTCTGCACGCCGTTATTTTCAGCGGAAAATTCAAGTTTGTTCTTCTCGTCGTTATCATAGTACGCCTTTGTCATTGCGCCGTTGCCGTTGCGGGTAGCCGTGTAGGTAATACTCCCTTTTGTCGAGCCATACTCCACATCGTTAGCCGTAGATAAACGGCCGTCAAGCGTGGCGGGTACGGGCTTAAACAGCAATGCCTTGACAAACTGCGTAAAGGTCATGCCTTTAGGTAATTTCTGCCCTTTATCTATGTGCCCGGTCTTGTCTGCATTCGATGTTACATCCGTTTCCAGTGCGGCACTGCCGGATGCCACAATAGTGTCTCCACCCGATATCACCGAACCCGATGAACCGGAAGAACCGGATGCACCCAGTTCGCGAAGCCGCTTGCTGCGCGGGCGGGCTTCCCGCCTGACTACCGACGATATATATTTCTTATCCATATTCAATGCCCCTCCTTTATTCTTTATCCGATTTATATTCGTCCGGACGAAGCTCCACTATTTCGAGCTCGCTTTCGTCCGATATTGTATCCTGCACGTCGGTCAGGCAGATGAACCGCTTGCTTTCCTGGCAGGCCTCCGTATAGGCTGTCAGGTCTGTATCCAAGATGTGAGCTGTACCGGCCAGCAGGGTTCTGCGATCTGCGTATTGGCTGTAGAGTGTACCGATGAGCAACTGTTCCGCCTGCGTTGTCCGTCCGGCACGGGTCAGTTCTTTCAGCTGGCAGCTGTCGCTGGTGCGGAAGTATACGCCTTTGGCTGTAGGATTTATCTCAGTCATCGTGCCGCATATCGTATCCAGTTTGATGTCCTCTTTGGCTGCCTCATTGATGATGCCGGTATATTCGATATCTTCACTTTTCGCATCACTATAGACAACATTCTTACGTACAATTTCAATTTGAGGAGCTTTATATAACATCCATCGTATTTTATCATACCAATCACTGCTGACATCGGTATTTGTACTTTTAGTCCATTCTACAATTTTGATTCCGACATAAATGCAAACCTCTATATAACCTCCATTTGCAGGATAAGGTATATATTGCCCATCTTCCATTTTTTTGAAGGAATCGAACATTTCATTATGAGTATATCCTACACAGTGACGATTCTTTTTCCAGCCAAGAACTCCCGACGAAAAATGTCGATCCTCAGGGTCGTACCACTCCAGTAAACAGCTTTTATAGGTGGCAGCGCCATTTTTCCATTCTCCAGCAGTCCAATACAAGGTGGGCTTGATATCTGTATGACCCATCACGGCTGCATTGGAGTAATGCATCAGCGCATTTCCATCCTCATTGTACAAGGTGACGGTAGCAGGTACTGTAACGAAGTTAAACTTGTCTTTCATATCGTTATAGTTCCCTTTCTCATTTCCATCATTGGCATCTGTAAAAGGATTGTAACGGGCATCTATCAACATCTCCATACTTAGGCGAAGATAATATCTGCTTCTTTCCGCTTCTTCCAGTTTCGGGATGAATACCCGGTGAGTTTTCATCAGTACGGTTTCCTGGTTGGATGTTTGCGGAAGTAGTTTCCGCTTCGGAAATCCGCTTGTCAAAGCGCCATGCCCGCCGGTATAGAAACTGAAAGCGACCCCAGATGATTCCTGTCCTCCCATCAAAGGCTGGATATGAAAATACTTTGCCGGCCCATATTTTTCGGCAAGTCCGCTACCCTTATCGCTAAGGAAGATGGTGAACGAAAGCAGAGAGTAATCCCATTCGTATCCTATCTTGTGATCATCCAAATAGTCAGGGTAATAGGAATAGTACTCACCCCCCGATGGCTTATCACTTGTCAGGTTCGTCATGCTTTCCGAATATACATCCTCATATACCACCTCCTTATCCAGCAATTTCGCATCCGAATAAGGAGAGAAAGTGATCTGAGCATTATTCGTCACTTTATCCACCCCCATCGTCTGATTGTCCCTGCTCCAAACAGCTTCCTGAGCCGGAGCATTCAGATAAAGTCCGTTCAAGTCGTATATCCAAATTTTCCCGTTCCGTTGCACCATGCGGAGCGACAGCGGTTGCAGCATTCCTTCCACTACATCTTTCAACGTGGAAGCTTCACCGTCTTCATCGTAGAAGTTATCACTGCGGACACTGATTTTATCCAGTGTGGCCCGGACGTTTCCTGCCAGGAAGGTAGTCAGATAATCCTGGTTCAGACCTCCATAATTGATTCGGCTGCGTTGGAGGGCATGCAGCAAAATACCTTCCAAGGTCTGCATCCCGGACAGATTATACTTCAGCCTGTCCAGTATGCCGAAGTCGCTGAAGGTCAGTGCCACCTCATATTCTTTTCCGTAAGCGTATGGTTCCTCGTAGAACTCCGGGTCCAGCGTACCGCTCCAATAGAGCAGCCCGTTCCGCAGCACATCCAGGCGGATACTGCCGGGGGCGATGGTATATAAATCCTCGTAGGTGCGGTCGCCGGGACTGGTTACGGTCAGTGTGGCGGTACTGCCGCATATCACTTCGTGCTTGTCCGTATGCTTCCACTCTATCACCAACGGTTCGTCGGCCGGGAAGTTGAGGACGCCGACGGCAGGATATGCCCCGTCTGCTTCCTGACTGATGCCCACCTCCCACACCACATTTTTGCGGCTGAGGTATTTGCCTGAATATCGTAGGTATTGTGCCATTTTAATCGCTGTTTAAATATCGTTTGAATAAGGTTTGAATCAGCTTCTCCTGCTCAGGTTTGTTTCCCGTTCCAGTATTCCCGTCAGTGCACGCCCGTCTATGCGGAACCTTACGTCGCCGGACATGCCTCCCGGTCCTGCCGGTTGTATCAGTTGCCTGAGCCGGTTGAGCGGAGCCACTACTTCCGGGTTATTACTTGCTCCGGCATACTCACCGAAGAGTCCCAAGGTAGGGCCGTAGGCGATGCCTCCGTTGGCAAACTTGGGCAGACTGGTCAATGCAGCCAGCACACTTGCCACGGCTGCAACAGCCATTATCGGGCCTACAAACGGAATACTTGCCACGGACGATGCCGCACCGGTAGCAGCTGCGGCTGTGTTGGCCGTAGACAGTGCCGCCAGTTGTGGCAATGCCTGCGCGATGGCGTTCAGCAGGTTACCGGCCCAGTCCATCCAGGCACCGGCTTGTCCGCCGATCACCTCTCCAAGCGAACCCATCGCATTGCCCATTGCTCCCATCGAGCCGATGGCCTCGGCATTCTTTTCCCTTGCCTTGTCTACGGCAGCATTCCAGGCATCCATGCCTTCCAGAGGTTTCTCCAGGTCCAACTTAGGTGCCTCCAACTTCAAGTCTCTCAAACCGCCTTCTTTCTGCGTAAGACTGGTGGAGGATTGCATGCTTCTCTTAATCGGGGCATCCGATATTACTCCCTCTTCCGTAGGTTTCAGCGTGTAGCGTGCCTCAAAGTCGGCATGTTTCAGGCGATACCTGATATTCTCTATCAAGTCTTCCAGCGCCACTATATCAGGCGTAAACGTCAGTTGCTCTTCTATCGGGGCTTTCTTCTGGCGTTCCTTCAATTCATTCAGTTTCTTCTCCAGTGCTTCCAGGCTTCCGGGAGCAACGGGGATATCGGCCTTGGCAGTTCCTTTTCCGCTTCCATTCCCACCTCCGAGCCCCGTCATCTTGCCCAGTGCATCTTTGCGGGCTTTGAGCTCCTTGTTATAAGCGGAGAGGCGGTTTATCTCCGCTGTTTCTGTGGGAGCAAGGCTTTTCAGTTTGCTTTCAGTGGATTCAATTTCTTTGCCCAGTTCGTCGTAACTCATGGTGGCTACGTCTGTTTTCCGGGAGGTGTTTTGCAGCGCAGACATGCCTTCGGTCATTTTCTGCATGCATTCTTCGAAACTTTTGCCCAGGTTGTGGTTCTCTATCACCAGGCGAATTTCCTGGCGGCGAAGTTCCATGTATTCGTCTGTGTTCACCTGGCGCTTTTCCCACTTCATAGTCTTGTTACCGGCAGCGTCCAGACCGGAAGTCAACACCCGTTTGGTAGTAGTGTCTCCTCCGCTATCTATCAGCGCCTGCTTCTGCTTGCGCACCGCCTCCAGCTGCATTTCCTTCTCCGCCTTCTGCGATGCCAGCACTTTGGCCTGAGCCTCGTAGCCTATCGCCTTGCAATAGTCCGCACTCTTGCGGATCAATACGTCGTACCACTCGGCGGCACTCTTATGGTAGCCCAGCGCATCACCGTATTTTTGATTCAGTTCCTGCACCTTGCCCGATTCGTCGCCATGCCCTTTGATCAGTTTGGCCAGGGAGGATATCTCCATGTCTATCTCGCCCTTCAGTTGGGAAACAGAACTCTTGTAGGCATCCGCACTGTCTTTCAGTAAGTCTTGCTTTTCGGCTGTTTCTTTGGTCGTACTGTTATATGAAGAAAACAAGGAAATCAGTCCTTGTACCGCCAGATATATTCCGCCGGTTATAGTTGCATAGAGTGCGATGGTAGCTATGCGCAACGCATTTGTGCTGACGGTTGCCGTTCCATTGGCAATGGCAAGCGCCCTCATTGCAATAGTCTGCACCCGAGTGTGCATAGTTGCCAGGGCAGTGGCCGCCGCCGTACCTTTCAGTGCAATCGTCACGGACCGGAGGGAGGAGTAGAGGCGTACAAGGCCGGTGACGGCAGTGGTGGTTTGCGCCATGGCGGTAATGACACGCATGGCAGGTTGTACCATCGCACCGAACTGTTCCTTGATATCCCCCAGCGTATTCTCCAGTTGTTTCTGTTTACCGGCATCCGTCCTTGCCAGTTCGGCATTCATCTCGCCTACATTGTCGCGGATGACTTGGGCCAGCATGGCAGCACGTTCCGATTCGGTGCCATATTGCAGTACTTTCTTCTGTGCCTCCGTAAAGGTGACGCCCACCCGTTGCAATACGTCTACCTGCCCCTGCATGGCCTTGCCCATCATGTTGCCGATTCCTACGGCATCCTGGTTGGTGGCATTCAGCCCCTTCTGCTGGGCAAGCAAATTATTCATGGCGGGAATAAGCGAATCAAGGCTCGCTTTCTCGTTCAAGAAAGTGGCCATTTGCTGGGCACCGCTCAGTTGTACCTCATCGCCTATTACTCCCAATGCCTGCTGGGCAGAAGCCAGGTCTTTAATACTTTGTATCTCTTCGTCAGTGGCAGACATGCGTTGCCGCATCACGGTCTGAAGTTGCGTCTCCGCAACGAGCTGTACCTGGTAAGCATCGGTCAGTTCCTTGCATACACCGAACAGCTGCTGTATCGATTGGCCAAGCATATCAGCCGCCTGTGCCGCCTGCGCCCAATCGACGATACTGCGTTGCGCCTTTGAAACCTCCTCAGTAACCTGTTGCACTCCTTTTCGTAAGTGCTCCGTATTCACACCCACCGTCTTGATGACCGAGGATGCTTCGTCCTTCATCCGTATGGAAAAATCCAAATAATTATCCGCCATATCAAAAAATAATGTTACCTTTGTAAACAATCAAATCAATAAGCCATGTCCGAACTTATTCAATCCCTGTTGAAGTTGCCTCCTTATTTGCTGGCACTTTATATCATTAGCGCTGCTTTTGTGGTCATATTTGCCATCTTGCTGTTTGTACCCCGGAGGAATAGGATATGATGCTGGCTGACTCTACATCCCCGCCTTCCTCTTCAGTTCCTCAAACCGTTCCCTCGTACTTTCCTCCGCCGATGCCGTAGCTTTCCGCTCCGCATCCCACTCGAACCTGCACACATCCGTCACCTTCAACGCTTTTTTACTGTAAGGTTGCAGCACGCAGCACGCCAGGAACCGGGTACGTTCCCAAGGTTCGCGCATCCGCGTCTGCTCCCAACTTTTATAAATGCAGAAGAACTCGTGGGGAGTACAATGGCAGAATTCCATCAGGCTCATCCCTATACTCCCCACGGCTATACCCGTCAGTTCTTCGATGCTTGCGGAGCCGTCTTCTTTTTTTTTGAGTCTCCGGCATCCTGCTGCATGGTCTCCACAAAGTCGGTCAGCTTGTCCATCTCCAGGCCGTCGGCAAATTTGTCGAGGTCCAGATCGAACGGTACATTGTCCGCATTGCAGGCACTTGCTACACAACAGAAGAGGAAGACCACCATCAGGCTTGCTTCCGTAGTCATCTCGCTCACTTCCATGCCCGTTTCCTGCTTGAAGCGGCGCATAGCCCCCATGGTCATGCGCATAGGGTACTCCTTACCATATACTTGAATCTTCTTCATAGCATTATCCTTGTACGGTACCGTCTACTTTCGCTTCGTCGATGGTCACCACTCCGGTGTTATCGAAGGTAGCGTTGTAAGTTGTATCATCGCCTGCCGGAGCAGCTTCTTCCAGAGAAGAGATGATAAAGTTGCCACTCATGTAGGGAGCAGCATCACTGCCGCGGACAAAGCCTTTGAGCTCTACGGAGCCGCCTACTTTCCACTTGGCAAGCAGTTCCTTCATGCCGTTTTCCTCTTCACCATAGAAGCGGAGACCTTCACACTTCACCTGGACACTGAGCCCCGTCACGGTTTTTTCCTTGAACAATCCGGCATTGGCTGCCGATTCTGCCGAAGCGGGTTTCACCGCACGGTCTTTCGTTTCACTGTTATAAGTTGTGGTGTGACTCGTACAGTGTCCGCACGCTTTACCGCCAATGCTCATCAGCAGGTCACTACCGTTTACATATCCTTGTTTTGCCATAAATTCTATTGACTTTTGATTTACGATTTATGATTTATTCAGGCGCTGTTTAAAGAGCCTGTAAACGATGATTAAAGAGAGGGCTATTAGCAGTAACCTACCTGCCCATATCTGAAACCATTGCCAGCCGGTTGGCTCATGCACCACCTGCGGAGGAGGTTCTTCCACTTCCTCACCGGTTTCATTTCTTATGCGCGTAATTTCTTCCCGGAGGGCGATTACTTCACGCGCCAGGCTGTCGCAGGTCGAAGTGAACGTTAAGGTATCACCGCGTCCGCGTACCACGCTTGCCGTGGCCTGCCCGCTTCGCGCACTATATCCCGCGCCTTCCGGCAGCACGGCCAGTTGGCTCATCGGCAAGGTCATCCGCGCTTCGCTTGCCGGTACCGGTAGAAAGGTCAGAACGGATTGTCTTACGCTTTGCAGGCTGTCGAGGACGGTACTCTTCACCACTCTTGTCGGACTTTTGCAACTCATCGCGCACAGGACAATTAGCAGAAAAACGACAATTGTTAGCCTTTTCAACGACACGCCTGAGTTTGGCGAGTTCTTTTCTGATTGCATTAATTTCTTGTTTTAAAGGTTCCACGATATCATCCATCAGAATTTGCATCGCCTTCTGAACGTTGTCCAGTTCGCTACTACGGGTATTTACCTTCGCCGCCTGTACTTCTTCCTTCAGCTTTTCTACCTCCTGGATGTATTTCCGTCTGTCTATGTACATCTTGAATCCTCCGGCTCCTATGGCAACCGTAAGGATACCACATATCAGCTTCAAGATTTCAAGTGTATCCATTTTATTCCTCCTGTTTAGAGTAAGTTCCAACCCGCTTCCACATCTGCCGTCACAGCGGGAATGCCATTCTCTACCTGAGAGACGGCTGCCGCAAAAGCGCACATGGTTGCTTTATCATTCACATCAGGCACATAGCTGTCTGGTACCTGCATTTCCGTGCACACCCGCCGGATATAACCCGATGTGTTGTTCTCCACGGGCGGCGCCCATCGGTTGATGAAGTCCGCCATCGTCCGGCAACCGTTCATCCTGCGATAGTTCTGCAACAGCTTGATGAGAGCTCGGTAACCGTAGGCCATCGTTTTGAACTGACAGAATGA